CTCGGCGGCCCGCTGCCTCAACTCGACGTCCCACTGCTTGCCTTGCTTGGCGTACTCTGCCGCCAGCGTGGTCGTGTGATTCCGCAGCCGCGTCTCGGCGGCGTTCGCTTCCTTGGCGGGATCGACGTGCTCCTTGCCGTCCCACTGCCACGACCAGTCCCACTCGGAAAACGGCGGAACGCCTTGCGGCATGTAGCCGGCGAGCGTGGCTTCGTTCACCCACGCCTCAAGCAGACGGTCGAGCATCTTCCGCTCAAGATCGTCACGCATGACACGCTGTGTCGTCGCGTAGACCTGATGATCCATACGGCCCGAAGCGTAGTTGTACGAGGACGAATCCAGAGCGGCGACGTTAAACGGAAGCTGTAGGCAACGAGCGATCTCGTTGATTAGCTCACGCTTGAACATCGCGTATGTGCTGGTCGGCTGCTCGGCCTTTAGCTGCTCGAACGTCCAGCCGTCAGGAAGCGTCACCATCGCTCGCTTCTCAATCGGCATCTCGGCGAACGGCTCGACCTCGTCCACTTCAGCAGCAGGCGAGTTGGTACGCAGGAAGCCAGCGAAGTCGGCAGCAGTCTCAGCAGCAGCACACACCGCTTCGGTGTATCGCCGCAGTTGTGCGAATAGCTTGAGAGCCGGAGTCACCTCGGGCATGCCACGGTGTTGACCAGGCCGAATCGGTCGGAACCAATGCACCATCTGCGACGCCGGCACCCGCTGGAACTCAAGCGTGTTCACCCGGAAGTTGGAGCCGGGATGGTAGTTGAGCACCTGATAGGCAACGACGTTGCCGATGGCGTCAAACTCCATGCCGTCAACCGTCGAGCCGTCTGGCGTGATGCTCTGCGCCATGAGCTCAGTCGGCGTGGCGACCATCTCGGCTTCCACAAGCCGGAGATCAAGCTGCACGCCCGGCATGCGAGGATTAGTGATCATCATGGCGAAGGCTTCGCCGTCTACCACGATCGCCTCACGCATCGTCCGTAGCTTGGACGCCAGGTCGATCTGCCACGACCAGTCAAAGAACGCCCGCTCAACCATCCGTGCGTTCTCGTCGTCACCGAACTGCAGCTGCAGCCTCGGCCCGGTGCCGACCAAGTCATTGGCGAGAGTCGATGACATTCCGGCGAGGTAGGAGTTGTTCTGTCGCTCGTAGCGAGCACGATTCCGCATCGTGCGGCGAGCCATCGGCGAGAGTGCTGCGTCGGCTGCGAAGGCGTCAGCGTTGGCCCAGTGCCGCCGGTCGTCGCCGCTTTCGGCTGCGTCAAACTTGCCACGGACGCGGAGCGGCACGGCCACCGTTGGCGGCTTCTGCTTCGCAAACAGATTGCCGAGCATGCCCACGTTAGATCGTCCCCGGTGGCAAGAGCTTGTTGAACCGCAGGCCGCGTCGCTTGTTGGTGCCCGCACTCGCAGCCTTCGCAGACAAATACTTGTCCGCCTCGATCATGGCGGCGACGTCCTGCGACTCGACCTCGCCAGCGTCGGTACGCACCCGCTTTGGGCCAGATGCTGTCTCGGCAATCTTGTCGCGCAGTTCGTCGCTCATAGAGCGTGACGCTACGGCAGAACACCACGGAATCAGACCGGGTATGCCGTCAGACTTCTGCCCAGTCCTCGCCGCGTCGCTCGAAGAGAACGACTTCAGCGCAGCCACGCTTACGGGCGATGTCCGCCGTGAATGGCGAGAACACTGCGAGCACCTTGCCAGCATCAATCACGCCAGCAGACACAAGGCACGCAGTGAGCGCCGTCGCCTTGCCAGTGTTGCGGTAGCGATCGTCAACGAACTGCTCAAGCGTCTGCATTCCACGCCAGACGTGAGAGCACGACCACGCGACCATTGAGCCATCACAATGCCAGACTGCCAGCGGTGTGCAGCTGCTCAACTCGCCAGCCAGCACGCCAGCGACTTCCTGCTGGAACTCCGACTCTGGCTTTGTCAGCCTGGTCGTGATCGCCACCATATCTCGAGGGTCGAGACCGTCCACGGTTGTCAGTGTGATCTGGTTCATTTCAGCCGCTTTACTTGAATGACTTTCTTTCCGCCTGGGCCGCTCGGGATTGTCACCTTCTTCCGCTGCCGGCCTCCCGCCTCTGTCGCCACGGGATGCACGCCCGCAATTGACGCCGCTACGGCAGATCCCACGAGGCAGTCCCACCAGTGATTCTCTCGCCGGTTGTCCAGCTTCCACTCGTCAACGACTCGCCCGCGTGCCTCGGTGCGAACCGGGTATTCGCTGGTCAGATGCTCCACGAGCATGTCGTGATCACCAGCATGGAGCGTGATCGCCTCGGGATCGCCCATCGCCAGCCGCAGTCGGGCAGCGCTGAACGTCTTCCAGAAGTTCGTCTCATAGACGCCGTAGCGTTGATTGGTCGCCGTCTGCCGCATAACCCAGTTGAGCCCGAGCCGCTCGCCGCGACCCTTCTTCTCGGTCAAGCTGCCGCCCGAGGCACCAATGCCCTTGCCGTGAGTCGGCAGCAGCATCGCCGCAAACGTCGACCGCCGGCAGAACGTCCGCACCGTCTCCGTAGACTGCCCCCAGTTGGCGTCGATGAGCACCTGACGCACTCGCATCGGTACGCTGTCTTCGCGGAGCCAGTCCTTGCCGAGCAGGATCTGCGTCAACGACTCAAGCCCAGCGGATAACGCAGCCTCAAACCCGGCACCCTTGGACGATAGCTGCAGAGTCTTCTTGGCGTTCTTAGCCTCGAAGAAAGCAGACGCTTGGTCTGGGAACGTGCCGTAGGCCACGACGTGACCGCCGAACGACTCGCCCCACGAGGCGACAAGCCAGTAGAGGAGTTTGTCCTGAACGTCGATGAATGCCGTGAGAGTCTGATGCGACAGCGGCACAGTCCCACGCGGAAGCGTCAGAGCTCGAGCGGCGAGCGACCGCTTGTCCAGCTTGTCACTGGCGATGTCGTCCGCGAGCGGCTGATTCTGATACTCCGCCATGAACGCAGACTCACCACGATCAATGCGTAGGTTCCACGCATGCTGGATGGCGCTGCGTTCGTCGTCGTGCTTCCGCTCGGGCCACGCAACCCGAGAGCCGGCGTCCATCTCCTTCTGGTTTTTCTTGTAGAACGCATCGGCGGCCACGGTGCCTTCGCCGCTACGCTGGCCCTCTCGGCGGATCTCGGCGTACTGGCCCCAGAGCTCGTCAGCAGTCGGCCACTCGTAGACGAGCTTAGTTCGCTCGCCCTGCCACGACGGATGCCGCATCCTGTCCAGCAGCCGGTCAGCCAGGTCGTCAGGACGGATGACCGTGATGGTTGCCAGCCCCGCGATCTTTGCCCCCGGCCCGGCCAGCCCGAGGATCGCACCTGAGAGGATGCGTTCACGGGTCGCCACTTGAGACGGGCTCGCACTGCTCTCGTCCGTTTGCGGGTCGTCAATGAGGCAGAGATTAGGCCGGATGGTTTTGCCGTCTGGCCTTGTGTGACTCACGCCTCGGATGCGGCCCGTGATGCCAGCGACTCGCACAGCTGCACCAGCGCACACGGCACCAGCGATCCAGGGGAGCGTCACCTTGTCCGCCGTCCATCCCATGTGCGTCGGCTCGCCCTCGCACGTCTGGCCACGCACGCGAGCCGTGATGCCTTCCAGCGCCCGAACTGGATAGCACGCCGCCGGGAAGTCCTCGGCCAGTAGGTCGTTCTGCTCGAGGTGACTCTTGAGCGTGTCGAGCATCTGGCATGCGATGGCCTGGTCGGAGCCGATCAACATGACGAACGACCGATGACCGTAGAGCATTGACCACAAGCACGCCCAGATCGACAGCGTGGACTTTCCCGAGCCACGAGGCATAGCGAAGGCGAAGAGCTCGCCACGCAGAACGGCGGCCTCGATCTTGCTGATGGCCGTCAGGTGGTCCGCAGACCACGCCAGCGGAAACGACTCAGCACCGTAGACCTCGCAGAACTGGCGGAAGGACGACCGGCAGGCGTCACGTCGTTTCGCGTCTTTGACCGGCGGAACGCTGCCGATGTCTCTGCCGGCTGCACCGACCTTGCGTGACCGTTCGCCCGTCCGACGCTTGATGTCGTCGTAGCGTCGCTTGGCGGCATCCTGTCGGTCTTTTTGGTCAGAGCGAACCAAGCGGCACCAGGTGGCTAAAAAACATCACAAATATGGCAAGCTCGCGTATGAGGCTTCCGTGAAAAACCGCCGGGAGAACCTATTGTTTTTGCCACTTTGGCAGGGTGTAGCGTCACGAAAAACGTGCGTTTTTGGCTTGTTTTCTAGTGCTTTGTGCGTTTCGCGTGCGTTTTGATCTTGTTTTCTAGGCTTTTTCGTCATTGCACTCGCACAGTCGTTCTTGCCTCATCGCCATACGATTTCTCAACGACAAGTCGCTGCACAAGTGTGTCGTCGAGCCACACGATGAGCGCCAACGCATCAAGCACGCCTTTTGCGATGTTGTCGCAGTCAGGTCGTGGAAGCTTTGGCGCTGTTGGTTTCACGCCACGTTTTGTCATGTGCGACTTTGGGCGAGCGAACACAGCGTCAATGACAACGCTCACAGGTTCGCTTGCTGGTTCTGCTTCTCCCATTGCAACAATCGCAGCAGCTGAAATCTCGTCGCGGTAATTGTTGATCGGATGCTTCTTGGGCGTGTAAGCGTGTGCGAACTTTCCGCGAGTCGTGATGCGAGCTCGTGGCTGCGGAACCGGATCGCCTAAGACAAAAAACGTGATCGGTTTCATGCACTGAGCATCGCAGCATCGTCAAGCGTTCCAGCTTGAGAAGTGGATGATCTCGAAGTGACGCATCACCTGACGCACTGAGTGGCCTTCATGGACCTCGTCAATCGTGTAGGCGTGGATCACCGCACCGTTGGCGAGGTAATAAACGGCGACGCCCGCTTGGACGGGCCGTAAAGCGCCATCCAGCGGGCCGCCGAGGAACTCGACTGTGATCCAGTCTTTGCTCATTCGTAGCGAATCACCGCGAACCAGCCACGAGGGCCGCGAGCGACGCCCTTTTCAACGATGCGATAGCGACCACGCATCGCGTCCGAGTAGTAACACGACGACTCAATCGCCCGTTGCGCAGAGCTCGTGGAGAAGCCGATTCCTTCCCTGCGTCCGCCGGCTGTGCCGCAGTGACGCAATACTCCAGTCCTCGCCATCGTCT